GCTGCCAAAAAAAGTCGCCGTTGTCGAGAATGTTTCTCGGTTCGAATTTCCGGATCGCTGCAAGGTCTGCATTCGACGGAACGTCAAGTGTGACACGCGCCACTGCCGCTGTGCTGTCGTCGAGTAATGTCTTCGCGAATGTCGAAACACCCAATGTGGTAAGCGCGTTGCTAGCGCTCGTATCATCGATCAACGATTGGCCGAAAGACGAAACGCCAAGCGTGCTCAGTGCGGTTGAAGAGTTAGCTGCACCAAGCAGCGTCTGAATATACGGGGAAACGCCGAGCGTCGTTAGAACGGTTGCGCTGGTCGGATCATCGATCAGCGTTTTTGCAAAATCGGAAATTCCAAGGGCCGTCTGTGCTTCGCTCGCATTCACCTTCGTCAACACATCGGTCATGTATGGGCTTGCAGTCAAACCACCGGAGCCACCGCCATTGTTGACGGCATCAACCAGCTGATCTGTGAGCAGCTTCACGTCCCGAGGTGTATGATTCTGTTTGAGCTTAAGCATGGGTCTCCTTTGGGATATTTATCTGAGACCCGCTGAAACAGCGTCGTATTGGAAACTTTGTGCTTGCGTGAAATTGCCGGTCAAAACCAAGCGAACGCGATGAAAACGGCCCTGCTGGCGAACGTTGCACCAGCCAGATTCATTCTGCGCTGTTAGCGGGCTCCAAACGACATCGCCATGGGAAAGCAGACGAGAGCCTACGCGCATCGAAGCATTGCCGTAGCCGTCGACAACCGGTCGGATGCGCGTGACAACCGTGCGGTCGCCTTTGATGTTCGGGTTCATCGCTTGGAGCGATTGGATCAAAAACTGTTCGTTGCTCTCAATTAGGCCGGTCTGGTTTTCGCCAGTGAACAGATATTGCGCGCCGCTGTTTTTCATCCCCGCTAGCTGCTTGTTGCCACCAGCCCAGGTTTGAGAATCGAAGGGCGCTGGCACGTTCTGGATTTCACCGAACTGCGCGGTCATCTGGTCCAGCGTCCACGGCTGACTGACAGTCGAGTAGATGAAGTCGATTTCGGCATCAGCCTCGGTGAATTCGTTGAGCACCGGGTGATAGATGAGCAGCTTGTCGGGTGTGCCGTTGATGCCGTCAACGCTGCTATAGCACCAATAGATGAGCTTCTTCGTCGGATCGACGGCAGCGCTCATGAACGGGAATTGGTCGGTATCAACCGAGCGCAGGAAGTAGTTGTCGATCTTTCCTTCACCAATCGGCTTTAGCTCGGGCGTGCCATCGTACAGGTAAAAGCCGTCATCGCTGAGAAACACGACGCCTTGGTCTGTCTCCACGAGACTTTCCGGAACTGCGCAGCCCTTGCCTTTGATGATTTCATCGAACTGCCAGATCAGTGGAGTGCCGACATAGGACATTTTGACGATTGAGTTTTTCATGAAAATCGTTACGTCTTCACCGCCGACAATGCCCTGGATAACACCGGAGCCGCCATTGATGTCCTGAAAGTCCGCTTGTGTCGTAAGGGAGAAATCCCAACTCTGCGGCATGTCCAGGCCAGACCAGCGCACTCGATATGGCACGTCGCCATCGAAAGCATCGTTGGTGTTCGCGACGATGACAAAGCCACGAGACGTGGTGATGTATCGAGCTTTGACCAGCGTTGTCAGGTCGGCAAAGTTCAAGTCCTCGTTCATGTCGATGAACTGAGGCGGGTTCACGAAGTTCGAACCCAAAATCCATGAGCCGTACTGTGTGAATTTCCACTTCTCTGTACCGGTGGCGTATGGAGAGCTTGTGCGAGAAACGCTCTGCCAAGACAGATCCGATGGGCTGACCTTGTAAAGCCCTTCTGCGCAACCAGCATAGACTTTGCCGTTGCCAGCCGTGTCCTGGCCGCTGATCGCGCCGAGCGGTCTGCTTGGCAGCGTAGAATCCGAGTAAAGCTCGATGCGCTTCAGCGGCTCATACGCAATCGCACCGTTCGTTGCTCCGATAACCGGAAGAACGTTTCGAGCTACGGTGACACCAATGTTGTTGAGTGCCGGCCGATCTGGACGCCAAGGGCCAAGGATGCTGTCAATTACCACGATGGCAACTCCTCGATCAGAGTGTTGCCATGCACCGTTGCGCGCATATGATCGCGGACAACTGCGCTCAATGCATCCGAGGTCAAATCCTTTTCGGCCTGTTCAGCTGCGGCGTCTTTCAGCCAGTGATATGCCTGTGCAAGCGAGGCACGCAAATAGACGGTTGGGAAATACGTGAGCAGCCAGTTCGTTGTGTTTGTCGGGCTCAACGAAGGCAAGCGTTGATAGTAGTAGAGATCGAACTGGTAATCCTCAGTCGGGACAGGACGAAGTTCCAGCGTTGTGCCGGTCAGAACATAGCCCAGGTGCGAGCCATCAAAGTTGCTGTTCTGGAAGCTTAGCGGACGCGGGCGTTTGCCATCGATGAGGAAAGCGCGTGCTTCCTGGAAATCGTCTGGAAGCGTTGGAGACGTACCACCAGGGACGATCTGCGAGACTTTTTGCTCCATGCGATAATGCTTAAGCAGCGGGCGCAAAGCCTCTTCCGCGAGCATCACGCACAAGTCGCCGGGCGCGCCTGCGCTGACAGTGTAGGAATCGATGGCTGCGATGAGGTCGGAATAGGATTGGATTGCCATCAAATCACCAACCCGTTCGTGCGGAACTTGGAGTGATCGGCGTCATTGAGTAGGCGGGCCATCTTCACCGGATCGTCTAGGTAGCCCTTTGCTTTCCAGTCCTGATATACTCCAAGCGGAATGCTCGCCACGCGGACCATTTCACCGAGTTTACCGGTTTTACTGAAATCGTTTGCCTCAGCTACGTTGGATTCAAGCAGCGCGCCGAAGTCCTTCCAGACTGTTGTTTCGTCGCAGAACTCGCCGCGCTTCGTCCAAAAGATCGTCTTGTTCTCATCCTCATAGACAGGGATTGTTGTGCCGTCTGGAATGATGTCTGCTCGCGTGAGCCCAAGCGGATTTAGGGGATTAAAATCATCCATAGGTCGCCTTTTTGTTGTTTTTGTTTTTGGCGATGCAAAAAGGGCCAGCACTTGGCTGGCCCTCTGTGGTCTATTAGTTCACGTCAGCGAGCTTGCCGTTACCAGCCTCGTTCTTGGATTCTAGCGTGAGTTCCGTAACGAGCATCTTCTTGTCGCTGTCGCCGGTCTTGGCCAAATCGACCTTCTTGAGCGAACGGAGTGTCGCAACAGCCCAAAGGGATGGGTCGTAAGCGATAACCGTTGTCGTGCTCATGAACTGGTGTGGGATGATCTGGTGCTTGCCGAAGTCCGAGACGTAGTAGTCAACGCCCTGATAGATCGTCTTCGTGTTCGCATCCTGGTACTTTGTACCGTTGCCTGTGAACTGCGAAATCTTCTGCTTGAGCACGCCAGGAGCGATAACCAATGTTGGATCGCCGCCCTGTGTCCAAACGGACTGGATCATCTGGTTGAACATTGTTTCAGTGATCGGACGAGCCGTACCAGCTGTAACTGCGCCAACTGCACCGCCGGTATAACCAGCTGTTGCACCGCCGGAACCGTGGAATGCGTTGGTCTTGATCCAAGCTTCTGCACCGCCGAGCTTACCAGCTGTGGAGCCGGAACCGAAAACGGCAGCGTTAGCCGAAACGAGAGCCGCTTCGATGTCGCGATTGAGTTCTGCACCAACCTTAGCAACCTGACGAGCGTATTCGTCCTTGGAGCCAGCTGTGTTAACCGCCTGAAGCGTAGCCGAGACCTGAACGTACTTGACGAAGTTCTGCGTGGTGTTCGAAATCTTGTCCGGAGGAGTTAGCGTACCAAAAACAGCGTCAGCGCCTTCAATTGCGGCGTTGTCCTTGTTTGCAGCGGCTAGAGTTTCCTTGAGGAACTGGTGGTTTGTGTTCGTCGCCTTGGTTGTACCGATTTCAGTTTTGAACGGTGTCTTCTCTGGCGAGATACGGGAGATCACGTCTCCGAGGTCTTCGCGAATGTTGGTCGCGTTGTTTGTAATCAAAGTGGGCATTTTTGCCTTCTCCTTATAGTAGATGCTTGAGAACGCTGGCTGCGTCGTTCACTGAGCCAGATCGTTTGAGTGCTCCCATTTTCTTGTCGATCACGCTTTGCGAGGTGTTCGAACGTGCTGGCGAAGATGCGGGCGTGGTCAATGGTGGTTTCGCGTCAACAACCTTGACTGCCTTTGCCTTCTGCGCCTGTAGCTGATCGTACTGCATGGCCTTGTAGGCGATGCTGAACAGCACAGGGTTTGTCTCACGGTCTAGCGCTTCGGCTGGAATACCTGCATTCAAGAGGTAGCTGCCGAGTTCGCGTGCCTTGCCGGTCTCTTG